AGGGATTTATTTGTAGTGAATATTTTTTAATCAATTAGCGTAAAACAAGAATAGATATGAATCAAATGAAGAAGATTAAAATACAAATAGATTTAACGTGCGAAGTATCTGAAGACTGGGAAGGCCCATATTTGGCTCAAAAAATTGCACACGATTTAATTGAAGACGAAATAAAAGGGAGATATAAAAAGACTGGAATCGAAATTATAGCAATAGATTCTGTTTTTAAAGAAAGGAGTCAAATACTATTAAAAGAGAATCCTCGAGTAGAATGTAATTTCTGTGGGAAACTGTATAATCCAGTTTATTCCGATTCTGCAAACCCCACGTTCTTTTGTAGTTATGTGTGCGAGTGTGGTACTAAACATCCCGAAATATGAAAAAGAAAATTCATCCCACGATGGCCACCAATATTATACGTTTGGAATGCCAATTCTTTTTCTTTGGACAATGCCTTTCTTCAGCGAGCGGGGGGGGGAGTGGCTCGCCAGTAGCTGTAATAACTCTCAAAAGATAAAATCCCATGGCAAAAATAGTAATAACAAGAATAATCGTCGTTAGCCCTGATGGCAGAAAACGGGCGCATGATGTACGAGTGGGTTTAGAACTATCTGCTTTAGAAGAACACAGGAAAGATATTAAAGATAATTGTTGTGCGGACCATATTCTTTTTAACTATGAGGAGGTCGAAGATGATTAGGGGTATTCCTTCTGAGTTCGATAGAATCTATGACATAGTAAAAATAAAGAAGAGAAAAGCTAGATTATGGCAGAAGAAAAAACAGAAATTAATGTGCAAAAAGACGGTTCCATGTTCATCGCCATTGGTGGCGGGCGTAAGGAACTCAATTGGAAGAACAGGGAGTGGACGTGGGGGCAATTCCTTAATCAGATAAAGGAAACCCAGCGAACGAAAGAAACTATGGCGGAGTTTCGGAAATTATCGAGAACTCGTCAAGATGAAATAAAGGACGTTGGCGGATTCGTTGGCGGGTATATCAATGGCGGCCGGAGAAATAAAGGGAGCGTAGCCGAACGAAGTATGGCGACTCTCGATCTTGATTTCGCTTCAAGTGACGCATGGGAAGACTTCTGTATGATGTTTAGCTGTGCTGCTGCCATTTATTCGACACATAAACATACTACCGCAGCTCCGAGGCTACGGCTTGTCATCCCGTTTAATCGTCCAGTTAGTCCCGATGAATACCAGGCGGTGTGCCGGTATATTGCTAATGCTATTGGAATAGACATGTTCGATGATACTACTTATGAACCCGAGAGGCTTATGTATTGGCCATCAACGTCCAAAGATGGTGAATACGTCTTCCAGTATCAAGATGGCGATTGGCTCGATGTGGACTCCGTATTAAAAACGTACAAGAATTGGAGAGATGCCTCGGAGTGGCCTGTGTCTAGTCGTGTGGATGTTAGTGTGCAAAGGGAAATTAAGAAACTAGGTGATCCGTTGGAAAAACAGGGTATTGTTGGTGCTTTTTGTCGGACATACGACATCCACCAAGCTATTGAAGCGTTCTTGTCTGAGGAATACGTACAATGCGGTGTGGATAACCGATATACATACGTTCATGGCTCTACTGGTGCCGGTTTAGTGGTATACGAAGATAAGTTCGCTTATTCTCATCATGGAACGGATCCATGTAGTGGAAAACTATGTAATGCCTTCGACTTGGTACGTTTGCATTTATTCGGTGACAAGGATGAGGATATAGACATGAGTACTAACCGGAATATCACCAAGTATCCTTCGTACCTTGCGATGGGGGAATTTGCCTCTAAAGACAAGACCGTTATGGGCACCATTGCAAGAGAGAAACTGACAGAGGCAGGAGAGGACTTTGCCAATATCTTAGATGAAGAAGAAAGCTCCGATTGGCTCGCTGAAATGGATGTAGATAGAAAAGGTAATTATCTTGCCACACCTAAAAATGTGGATCTCATTTTAAAGAATGATCCGAACTTGAAAAGATGTTTTGCTTACGATACGTTCAATGATCGCAAGGCTCTACTTCGTATTCCACCGTGGAGAATGAAAGGTGATATAGAAATGTTTATCCGTGATGATGATGAAGCTAACCTCAGGTTGTATTTGTCAAAAGAACCTTGGGGGCTAGAGGGCAAACAAAAGATTGCGGATGCTTTAGATGTAGTATGCCGGGAGAATGCTTTCCATCCCGTAAGAGAGTACTTTGACTCGCTATCTTGGGATGGCACACCAAGACTTGACACCCTATTCATTGACTATTTGGGTGCGGAAGATACAGAACTTAATCGGATGATAACAAGAATAGCATTTACGGCCGCTGTGTATAGAACTTATGAGCCGGGGACCAAATACGACCAGATAGTAGTGCTTGTTGGTACACAGGGCTGTGGGAAGTCTACTATTATCGAACGGATGGCTATCGATCAGAAATGGTTCAGTAGTTCTATGCCCTCTCCTGATAAGCCAGAGGATGCGGCACGGCACTTACGGGGTAAATTCATTATTGAGGTGGGGGAGTTGGTAGGATTTAAAAAAGCAGAGGTAGAAGCTATTAAGAATTTCCTGTCAAAGACGGCGGATGACTTCCATGCGCACTACGGAAAGAATGATGTTCACCGTCCAAGGCAGTGTATATTCTTTGGTTCGACTAATGAAGAACAATTTCTACGTGACAGTTCTGGAGAGCGTCGATACTGGCCTATAAAGAATTGCGTTGTCCCACCGAAATACAATGTTTGGGAAGATTTGACACCGGATATTGTTGGGCAGATATGGGCAGAAGCTATTCAGAACTACAGAAAAAGAATGCCATTGCTGCTACCTGCTGAATTATCCGATGCGCTTCATACTGTCCAAGAAGAATACAAGAAAGTAGATGAGTGGCAGGGTATTATAGAAGAATTCTTAAACACTCGACTGCCTTCTGATTGGACTAAACGAAATAATCAGCAGAAACGAGATTATTTCTTTCAGCAGGATGCACTCTCAGCCGATGGAGTGATTCTAAGGGATAAAGTGTGTATCGCTGAAATACTGAACGAATGTAGTTCTTTGGGCATAAAAGGGACTCCAGGGCAGATTGAAAAGAATCGTATAAGTGCCGTTATGAAAGAGATCAAAGGGTGGACTAAAAAGAACGGGCTGACTACCTCCTACGGGAGACAAAAGGGTTGGGAAAGAATCGAAAAGGATATATTTTGCGAGGTTGAAGATATATTCTCGACATATAAGCATGGCTAGAAAAATGTATCTCAACGTAACTAGATTAAAGCAGACGTCAGTTACATTATAATACGCTGAAAATCAAACATTTTAAAGACTGTGTAACTAGGTAACTTAATTCTATTAAAAGATTTATGGTTTTATTAAAATATATAGTAATAAATATTGATTAAATTAATAAATCTAATTAATAGCTATGCTTTAATAGAAAATGACGATACTTGGATACATCCGGTTACTCAAAAAAAAAAACAGAAATTATGAATGAAAAACTAATAGAACGCAAATTAAGGGAGTCGGTAAAGAAACTGGGTGGCCTGGCACTTAAATTCTCGTCTCCTTATCATCGTGGAATGCCGGATCGCATCATACTCATGCCTGATAATCGGATAGCTTTTGCGGAATTGAAGACTACAGGCAAGAAGCCAACAGAGTTACAAAAGAAAGCTATTGCAGAACTGCGAGCAATGGGGTTCAAAGCGGAGGTGATTGATTCACAGGAGAGGTTAAATAAATTTTTGGAGGAAATATCATGCTGAATGAATCAAATCTACATGAGTATCAACATACAGCCGTCCAACATATAATTGAACATCCATACGGAGCTTTACTGATGGAAATGGGACTTGGGAAAAGTATTAGTACTCTTACGGCTATAAAAAAATTGATGGACGAGTATTTAGAAGTTAGTAAGGTTCTTGTTATTGCACCTAAGCGAGTGGCCGAGTCTACCTGGAGCGATGAAATTGCAAAATGGGAGCACTTGAAAGGTTTAACCGTTAGTAAGATTCTGGGTACGGAGAAACAACGGAAGGCGGCATTAAAAGCATCAGCGGACATTTATGTCATCAATCGGGAGAATGTGGTGTGGCTTGTATCCCATCTGCAAGGATATTGGCCATTTGATATGGTCGTTATTGATGAGTTGTCATCTTTCAAGTCGTCTAAGTCTGCAAGATTCCGGGCTCTCCGGCTGGTACGACCAAAGACCAATCGTGTCATAGGCTTGACCGGGACGCCAGCCCCTAATGGTTTAATTGATCTCTGGTCACAGCTCTATTTGTTGGATTTGGGTGAAAGACTTGGAAAAACAATCACATCTTATCGTAGCAAGTATTTCCGTCCAGGGCGCAGTAACGGACAGATTGTTTTTGATTATAAGTTAAATAGTGGCAGTGAAGAAGCCATATATAAACAGATTAGTGATATTTGTATCAGTATGAAAGCGGAAGACTACTTGCAATTACCAGAACGGATTGACCGGACCGTGGAAGTACATTTATCAGAGAAAATGATGAACCAATATCTTGAATTTGAAAAGGAGCAAGTGTTAGCACTGGAGAACGAAGACGGAGATATATCAGCTGTAAATGCCGCTGCGTTGTCTAATAAGTTATTGCAATTTGCCAATGGTGCCGTATATGATTCGGATCGTAACGTGCATGATCTCCATTCAGAAAAGCTGGAAGCTCTGGAAGAGATAGTAGAGTCCGCCAACGGGCAGCCAGTATTAGTGTTTTTCTCTTTCCGGCATGATGTATCCCGGATACTTAGGAAGTTAAGAATCTACCATCCAAAAGAGATTGGCGGTCCGGAGGACATTAAAGTATGGAATGAAGGTGGCATACCGATATTGTTAGCGCATCCTGCTGGAGCTGGGCACGGATTGAACCTACAAGCAGGAGGCCATATCGTTGTTTGGTTTGGTCTTCCTTGGAGTTCCGAACTCTATCTACAGGCTAATGCGAGATTGTATCGTCAAGGGCAGAACAAACCCGTCATCATTCACCACTTAATCGCGAAAGGTACAATGGATGAGGATGTGATGAAAGCATTGGCGGGTAAGATAGATAAACAGGAGGCTTTAATGCAAGCGGTTAAAGCTAGGATACAAAGATGGAGGAAATGATATGGAATATAAAAAACGATTATCCGTCCGCCTGGATGAGCGTACAGCTATGCTATTAGCCGAGTTATCAGAAATTACAAAAACAAGTTCGTCAGTTATTATTCGTAGTATAATGCAACGAGGTATCAATGAATTGATTGATGAATCAGGAAACTGGAAAATACAGAATGAGAAAACTGAGAAGGGGAAAAGTTAACATTAAAGTTATGACCATGATTGCGCGCAATTATGATCGCTTGAGGACTATGTGCGTCAGTCATGGTCAAGGACTATACTGTTCTAAAAGTAAAGAAGATCTTTTCCAAGATACAATAGTTTTTGTCTCACAAGATGAAAAGGCCTCTAGTCTTTCAACTGACAAAGAATTGATAGACTATTTCTGTTATCGCTTCCGAATGATAGAGTATCAAGCTATCAATGATAATAAACTATTAAAAGAAATACCTTATGCCGACTATTTACAAGCCCCAAAAACAACAGAAGAAGAATGATAACTATTACGATTCAGAACGGAGGAAAGTATATAATTCCGATCGTTGGCGTCGGTTACGTGCATGGAAATTTGCATGTAATCCCCTTTGTGAAATGTGTTTGAAAGAAAATAAAACAACTCCAGCCGAAGATATCCACCACATAACTTCATTTATGAGTACGGATGATCCGGTACAACGTAATCAATTGGCGTATGACTACGACAACCTGATGAGCTTATGCAAAAAATGCCATCAGAGAATACACAATAAGCTATAAGCTATTTATATATTCTCTGAAATCTTTGTTCAATTCGTACGTAAGGAAGTAGTAAAAGAATGTAGCTCTCATTGGTTTTGACAATTCCCGTTTACCCGACATAATCAGGCTTAAAGAAGAACGATCAATAGCCAGTTGCTTAATCAGGTCATTTCTTTTTATTCCAAATTCTAGCATTTTCGATTCTATCCAATCAATCGTAATATCATCTACGTTCAAGGAGTATACAACCGGAATGATCTTTGCATCCGGATATACTTCTTTACCTCGTTCTATGAGTTGTTTTTGATTCAGTATATAACCATTTATCAGTCTTGATTGAGTGACTTTTACTGTTCCATCCTGTAATGGTTCAATGCTTATACCCAAGCGATCGTAACCTTTGATACTTTCCTTTTCCATAATTTAATGTTTTATGAATGAAAGAAAAAGCAAGGGGCGAACCCCTTACTTAATTCTAATCTCTTCCAAGTTTGTTAAATCGTAGATTGCAAGCTGATTGTGATTCTTTGCGAACTCTATCGCTATGTCAATCTCCGAGTTTTTAAAGATTTTTACGCTATCGAAGTAGTATCGGTTACTGTCGGTATCGAACCATCCGCCAACCGTCTTGCTATGTTCTAAAGCGTGATTAATAACTCTGTTTAAGCTCTCTTTTCCGAAGCTATCTTGCGTTTCTTCATACGCTACTGATATTCCGTACTTAACTGGTTTCATTGTCTCAATGTTAAGAGTAAAACCATTAGGATTGATTAGTGAGTATTCCCAAACTCCGTCAGTTAATTGTTTCATAATGTCAATTGATTTAAAGCCCCTTGCTTTAACTGTTACAAAGATAATATATTTATTTGCTTTACGCAAACTTTTAATGAATTATATTTGCTCTACGCAAACAAATAGGGATTTCCCTATGAATTCAATGCGTAATTCTTAAATTTAAGTTAATTTTAACCTTTTTCTTGTCAAAAAGGGGGGTATGGGGTCAAATTTTGAGCAAATGAGCCTTCCAAACCTCGCCCTACCTTAGTTCACACATACGGCATTTTTTGAAAAAAGCCAAACTGTTTCGTTTTGTTAAAAGCCACGTTTTTGTCTGACAATCGTATGGTTTTATAGTAAAACGAGTCAAAATCATGGAAAAAAAGAAGAAAATCAGCTTTAAACTACCTGAAACGATCAAGCATAAAGAAGTCCGGAAGATTATATCGGACCTTGCGAAGCAATTGAATGATAGAGGTATGCTGGAAATAGCCGATATTCCCCAGCTGCACAGGATGGCCACGGCTTATGATGCTTATCTGGAATGTGTTGAAGTCTTGGCGCGGGATGGAATGACGATGGAGAATCTAAAAGGCGAATGGGTGAAACGTCCGGAGGCGAATTTGCTTAAAGAGAACTGGAGCCAATACCTGGAACTGGCAAAAGAATATGGATTGACTGCTAAAAGTAAAGGGCAAATCAAAGCCATGACCGCAGGAGATAATGAAGAATCTCCACTTGAGGCGTATCTGAAAGGCAAGAAAGAAACTCGTTAATGCAGACAAAGACTTACTATAAATACGCTCAAGACGTTATAGACGGGAAAGTCGTATCCGGTAAGTTCATTCAGCTTGCTGCTGAACGTTTTTTCTCCATGATGGAGGATGATCGATACGAATTCAAGGAGGAAAAAGCAGATGAAGTCATAGAATTCTTCTCTATTCTTCAGCATTTCACAGGTCGGCATGCAGGGAAGCCATTCGTCCTACAGCCGTGGCAGCAATTTGTAATAGCAGCTATCTATGGGTTCTATATCAAGGAGACGGGGGAACGACTTGTAAAGTACGTCTACATAGAGATTGCACGAAAGAACGGAAAAACGGCTTTTGCCGCCGGACTATCTTTGTATCATCTAATCGCTGATGGAGAAATGGATGCAGAGGTGGATCTTGCAGCCAACTCTAAAGAACAGGCGAAAATCGCTTTTAAGTTCTGTTCTCAATTCGCAAAAGGAATTGATCCGAAAGGAAAAGACCTTGTTTCTTTCCGTGATAAGGTAAAATTTGAAAAGATGTTATCTCTACTGCAGGTCTTTGCCGCTGACGATTCTAAATTGGACGGTTTTAATGCATCAATGTATCTGATAGACGAATACCATGCCGCTAAGAATACGGGATTGAAAGATGTACTACAGTCATCGCAAGGTATGCGTGATAATCCGATGGCAGTTATTATCACTACGGCCGGATTCGATAAACTAGGTCCATGCTACCTATACCGGGAAATGTGTACGGAAGTATTGTCTGGGTTAAAAGAAAACGATGCACTTTTTGCTGCTGTCTTTTCTCCTGATGAGGGAGATGATTGGAAGAATCCAGAGACTTGGCAGAAGAGCAACCCCAATCTAGGAGTTACGGTCAAACCTCAATATTTGCAGACGCAGGTACAGTCAGCAATTAACGCACCTTCGGAAGAAGTCGGTATTAAAACAAAGAACTTCAATATTTGGTGTGATTCTGAAACAGTATGGATACCAGACCACTATATTTTGCAAGCTTCCGCAAACCTTAACTTTGAGCAGTTCCGGGATATGGATTGCTATGCGGGTATTGACTTGTCAAGTACAAGCGACTTAACATGTGCCGATTTCATGTTTCCAACCAAAGATAAATATTATTTCAAAACTCTCTATTATCTGCCGGAAGCGGCATTACAAGAAAAGAGGTTTAAAGATTTATATGGAGAATGGCGTAGACAAGGACTAATCACCATTACACCGGGCAATGTTACCGATTACGACTATATTTTGAATGATATAATGCGTATTCGTGAGATCGTTTTCATTCAGAAAATCGCTTATGACTCGTGGAATTCGACGCAATTCGTTATTAATGCTGAAGAAAAGGGGCTACCGATGGAACCATTTAGCCAAGCACTTGGAAACTTTAACCGCCCGACAAAGGAGATGGAGCGTTTGATTCTTTCTGGTAAGGCTGTCATTGACAATAATGTGATTAACCGACATTGCTTCCGTAATGTGACTATGGCGCGTGACAGGAATGGTAACACAAAGCCATCAAAACAATTCGAGGAAAAGAAGATAGATGGTGTAATTGCTAAGTTGGAAGCACTTGGAATATATCTAGTTTCACCCAGATACGGAGAATTCTATTAATTGTCTGACAACTTTTTGGTTAGTAGAAAAAGTATATATGAAATTTTTAGGATTAGAAATACGAAAAGCGAGTAAACAGGAAACGTCACAGGTTACAGCCTGGAGTTTTAATGGTTCCCGTCCCATGTTTACCAGCAGAAGTAAACCAATGCTGCTGTCTACTGTTTACCGCTGTGTTGATCTTATCTCGGACAGTGTAGCCGTGCTTCCGCTGAAAACCTATCATTTAGATGCAGATGGATTTAAAGCCGAGGCTAAATCTCATCCGGCATACTACATGCTCAATATGGAGCCTAATGAAGATATGACCCGGTATGTTTTCTTCAAAACTCTTATGGCTTCCGTACTGCTAACTGGTAACGGCTACGCATACATTGAACGCGATAGTAAAATGAATGCTGCACAGCTCATTTATTTACCATCCAGCCATGTGACGATAACTTGGGTCTCTGACCGTTCGGGGATTATGCGTAAACGGTATCAGGTAGTAGGTTTTAGAGAACTTGTAGATCCGAGAGATATGATCCACGTGCTTAATTTTTCTTATGACGGCATTATTGGTGTGTCTACACTCGAACATGCGCGTCAATCTCTCGGGATTGCAACCAGTACGGAAGAGCACGCAGAAGGTTTTTTCAAGAGCGGTGCAAGTGTTGCAGGTATACTGACGGTTGAAGGGGCTCGACTGGATAAAGACAAAAAGGATCAGATATACCAGACATGGGAAGAACGTACAAATCCTATAACCGGACATCCGAATGGTATTGCTGTGCTGGAAGGGAATATGAAGTACCAGCCTATTTCTATAAGCCCTAAAGATAGTCAGTTCATAGAAAGCAGGCAGTTTAACGTTGTAGACCTCTGCCGGTTCTTTTCTGTATCCCCAGTCAAAGCTTTCGATCTCTCTAAATCCAGTTATTCAACTGTAGAAGCTACTCAACTTCAATATTTAACAGATACAGCCCTCGCAGTTATTACGAAAATAGAGCTAGAAATAAACCGCAAAGTCTTTCTACCATCTGAACGGGGGAGATTTATATCTGAATTCGATACTTCCGCTATTCTAAGAACCGATAAAAGTGCACAGGCTGCATTTTGGAAGGATTTGGCTACAGTAGGAGCGGCTACACCCAACGAAGTTCGAAGAGAGAATAATATGCCTAGAATAGAGAATGGAGATAAGGCTTTTGTACAAGTGAATGTACAGACATTGGATAACGCCGTGAAAGAAAAAGTGGATGAACCGCAAAATAATCCCGATTTGTCAGACAAAAATTTGGTTAGTAAGTAAAAGTACAGTTATGGACGAAAAAAGAGAAATTAGAAATACTTCATTCCAAGTGCAATTGACCGGAGATACGGAGGAAAAGAGAACTGTAGAAGGCTATGCACTGCTATTCAATACACCATCTGACGGGCTTTCCTTTGAAGAAGTAATAGAAAGAGGAGCTTTGGATGGAGTTATTGAAAAAAGCGATGTGTTTGCATTGTTAAATCACGATCGGACTCGCGGTATTCTTGCAAGAAGCAAAGAAGGATCTGGGTCATTACAACTATCTGTGGATGACAAGGGATTGAAATACCGATTCGAAGCCCCAAAAACCGCACTCGGAGATGAGCTTCTGGAAAATCTCCGCCGTGGGGAAATAGACCAAAGTTCTTTCTGTTTCGATGTCGAAAAAGACACGTGGGAGAAGAAGAGCGATGGGACTTGGAAGCGAACGGTTCATAAAATAGGCAATTTGTACGATACCTCACCTGTATATAATGCCGCCTATGGCAAAACATCGGTGTATCTGCGCGGTAAAGAACAAGCCGAGGAAGAACTTCGGAGGCGAGAGCAGACTATGTCGGAAGAATATTATCAAAACATAGAGAAATCATTAAATTTATAAATTTATGGCAAAAGAAAAAAGTATTACAGAGTTAAAGGACGAAAGAAATCAACTGATTACTCGTTCTAAAGAGATTATTAATGGCGCAAAGACTGAAAAACGTCAGTTCAAACCCGAGGAATCCGAGGAACTGGGGACAAACCAGCAACGCAGAGCAGAAATTGATCTTGAGATCGAAGAACACGAGGTTATGAATCGTCAGCAAGGAAAGAGGCATCAGCCAATAGCAAATGAAAGGTTCTCATTACGTAGAGCCATTGCAAATATGGTGGACGGAGCTCAACAGAACGAGTCTGACGCAAGTGTTATTGATGCAGCTACCGCACTACATAACACATCAGGAGCACAAATGGCGGATAAGCGCAGTATTGTAGTTCCTGTAAATTTAGAGAGCCGTGCAGCATTTACAGCTGCTACCGAAGCCGCTACTGGCGTTATCATCGATGAAGAACAACAGGAAATGCTGCTTCCATTGCAATCGGCACTAGTGTTGGCCCGTGCAGGAGCTCGTTTTATGACAGGTCTGCAGGGTAATATCTATTGGCCGCAGTTTTCAGGGGCTAATGTGTTTTGGGAAGGAGAAAATGAAGAGGCAAAAGACGGAGCCGGAAAATTCTCCAAAGGGGATGTGTTCAAGCCGCTCCGATTGACAGCATATGTGGATATCTCTAAGCAGTTGCTTGTGCAGGAGAACGCTTCTGTTGAAGCCTATATTCGCCAAGCTATTGCTGTAGCCATCGCACAGAAGATAGAGCAAACGGCATTTAGCAAAACTAAGGGTGTAGAAAATACTCCCGATGGTATGTTCCACACCCTTAGTAATACTGTAAAAGGGGATATCAATTGGGCGCAGATCGTTGCAATGGAGACGAGTGCAGATACGCAGAACGCTTTGTTTGGCAACCTTGCATATATCTTGCATCCGTCACTCATTGGTAAGGCTAAGACAAAAGTGAAAGATGCATCTGGAGCTGGAGGTTTTATCTTTGCTGGTAATGGCGATGGACAATTGAATGGCTATAAGACTTTGCGTACGAACAATTTGCCGAAAGAGTTGGGTGAAGGTAATGATGAATTCGGAGCGGTGTTCGGTAATTGGTCTGATTATTTCTTAGGTCAGTGGGGTGGTATTGAATTGTTAGTTGATCCTTATACACAGGCTCTCAAAGGTACTGTAAGACTCATTACCAATTCTTATTGGAACATGGGCTTTATTCGTAAAGAGTCATTCTGTGTCGCATCAATGAAGTAATATGGCATACGTGACCTTAGATATGGCGAAAAGGCACTTGAATGTAGAGCCCTCATATACGGATGAAGATTCGTATATAGAGGCTCTTATTAAAGTAGTCGAGGAGAAAACAGCGAAGGAACTTTGCGTATCCGTGGAAGAACTTGCTACCATTGATGGCGGTAAGAATATTCCTACGCCACTGGTTCAGGCGATGTTGCTGTGTCTTGGCGCGTATTATGCAAATCGGGAAAATACGGCATATGCCACATTGAAAGAAATTCCCCATGGAGCGAAATACTTAATTGATCTTTATAGAGACTATTCAAAATGAGAGCAGGATTATTACGTGAAACACTTGTATTCAAATCTCCAGTTGAGACACAAAGCCCTACGGGTGCAGTAAAGAAGGAGTATAAAGAAGTATTCCAATGTCGGGCATGTAGAAAGAAAATGTCTCTTATAGCAGATAGAGATGGAGTAAACGCAATGGAGCAATTTATCGGGCATACACTCGTTTTTCAGGTACGCAATTATCCAGTCATCAAAGAGAATCTTCATGTTGCCTACAACGGTAACGAATATAATCTCAAAATGGTTAATCCTCAGATGAACGATAATAGCCTGCTATTAACTCTTGAAAAAATTGATACATGATCGAGATTAAACAAATAGACCGGGAAAACATTCAGTACCTCGTAGATAATTTGGAGGACTTCGAAAAGGACAAGGCTATAAAAAGTGGGCTTCGATCTGCTGTCAATGTTTTCAGAGTTAAAGGTAGGGCTAATCTTCGGTCCCGTCTTCTTCGGCATGGTAAACAGACTAACCACTTGATGAACTCATTTACAAACCGGGTCAAACGAAATAAACTTGGAGCACTTGCGGGTTTTGATCGTCCAGGTGGTAATCATTCTCACTTGGTGGACTCCGGAACAAAAGTTAGAAGAACAAAGAGTGGGGCGAATCGAGGTATTATGCCGGCTAATCGTTTTTGGTCAGATACAAAAGTAAGTGAAGAGGGTAGGGCTATGAGTGCACTCTATCAAGGCGTCCAAAGGGCCGTTCAACGAATAAATAACAGGAGCTAATGAATAAACTGGCGATTACAATCGAAATTAGAAGTATTTTACTTGATTCAGAAGAGATCACCTCTCTGATAGGAAAGAAAATATTTCCTATCGTTGCTCCATTGAAAACAGAAGGTGATTTCATCATTTATCAGCGTGACGGTTACAAACAAGAATATACTAAAATGGGCGTTGTCCGACAAATTCCCACTGTATTTGTAAATGCTGTTAGTGATGATTATGATCGTAGCTTAGAACTAGCTTCTCTTATATATGAGGCTTTAGAAGGTGACTTCTCTAATCCGGATATGACAATACACCTGGAAGATTCCACGGAAGATTATTCAGAGGGGAAATACTTTCAAGTGCTTCAATTTTCAGTAGAATAAAAATGAAACGTAAAACTAAAATTTTAAATAGTATGGCAGCAGTTAAACATGACTCAAGTAAAGACATCGTAAGAGGTCAGTTATTTCTTTTCCTTGGTGAAAATCCGGTAGCGTTCGCGTCCAGTTGTTCTTTGGAAGTGTCAGTTGAAGAAATTGATATCTCCAATAAAATGTGCGGCGATTGGGCGGCGTCGTTACCTGGAAAAAAGAGTTTCACCATCAGTAGCGAATCATTGCTTACCCGGTTACAAGGAGCAACCAGTTATGACGAACTACTGAAACATGTAGATACTGGTGAAACATTCCAGTTCGTAGTCGGTGAGTCAACTATCACCGATAAAACTAACGTTGGTGGCAGCTTCGCAATTGATACTACCAAACCGAATTATAAAGGTGAGATTATGCTTACCTCTTTGTCTTTAAAGAGTGATAATGGGCAAATTGCAACGTGTTCCGCATCTTTTAAAGGTGTTGGTGCCTTGCAAAAGGTTGAAGCCGTTCCTGCAGGGGAATAAGCATAAAAAGTAATAAACGTGAAGGCGGTCAGATGATGGCCGCCTTTTTTAATTAGAACAACTATGAGTTTATTCATCACAATCATAATAATCGTATTTACCCTAGTTACAGTAGTTGCAATTATTGATAGTAAATGCTGCCGCCCGGGTCCTCCAACAGTGGTAAGTAGCCCTGCACCGAGGAAAAGATTTCGTTTTGATCCGAAAGTAAAACTGAATATTCAATCAATAATCAGATGGGAACAGCTTCGGGGAAAATCATTCTCCTTAATGGATTATGCCGATAAGGATGATGTAGATGCATTACTTTACACAACTACAGTATGCAACAATGAAGGCAAGATGTATACGTTTGAAGTATTCCGGCACACCCTATCAAACGAAAAGATAACTCGTGAAATGGTTATGGCTTTGGAGCGAGAAACAGCAATTCTCGCTCAATTTCAAAAAAAGCAAAAAGAGGATGACATAGCAAATCACGACGTCACACCTGGGATGATTGGTGAATTGGTTGCGACACTTATCATGGCTGGACTTGATGCGCATTATGCTCTGGAAGAAATGGAACTATGTGATCTTCCAATATACATAGATGCCTACGAACGGAGAAAAAAGGAGCAGATGGAGAGTGATAGGCTATGGACCTACTATAAAATCCTTCCACATATTGACGCAAGTAAGTTAAAGAATGGTGCTAGAGATCTGATAACATTTCCTTGGGAAGAGATGGAGGATATGAAAGAAGCAGAAAGAGCATTGACGGAAGATGCGGAAACCTTTGAAATATTCATGGATAACGGAATAAACAATTATAAATAAAGATGTTATGGCTGGACGTTTAAGCTTTAGTATAGCAATAAATCTCTTGACAGAGAACTTCAAGAGAGGATCAAATCAAGTGAAAGCTGCATTTAAATCAATGCAAATGCAGTTTCTTACCTTTGCTGCAGCCTTGGGAGCCGGTGGCTTAGGTTTGAGTAATTTTGTCTCACGGCTCATAGAAGTAGCCCGTGAAACCAATCGGGTGACTACCGCACTAAAGAATGTGTCCGGTACTATGTCACAGTATGCGGATAACCAAAGGTATTTGTTGGATCTGGCAAAGAAGTACGGGCTGGAGATTAATGCTCTGACTGCAAACTATGCGAAATTCACGGCAGCAGCTTCCATTTCCGGTATGTCCATGATGAACCAGCGCAAAGTATTCGAATCCGTTTCCCGTGCATGTACAGCCTTTGGGATGAGCGCAGACGATAGTAACGGTGTAATGCTTGCACTCTCCCAAATGATGAGTAAAGGTAAGATTAGTTCCGAGGAATTACGCTTACAGATGGGCGAACGTCTTCCGGTAGCATTACAGGCGATGGCAAAAGCTGCGGGTGTCTCTGTTGGTGGACTTGACAAATTAATGAAGCAAGGTAAGCTAATGAGCGCAGATGTACTTCCTAAGTTCGCAGAAGCACTTAACGAGATGATTCCTAACGTTGATACTGATAACTTGGAAACATCTGTAAATCGCCTGAAAAACGCATTTACAGAATTTGTAAACGGGACGGACGCACAGAGTAAATATAAAGCCTTGATTGATTGGTTGACCGGAGCCGTTCAAGGACTTGGGGATAATCTCAAGAATATAATGTTGCTAGCTTTTGCCGCGATTGTATTTGTTGCCATAAATGCCGCTACCAAAATGTGGAGAGGGTGGTCTGTTGCTTATGACAACGTAGCAATGAGCGGTGAAAGAGCATCCGCTAGAGCTATAGCAGCTACAGAGAAAAGGGTCTTGGCAGAACAGACACTAGCCGTAAAAAGAAAAGCGGAAGCACTTGCAGAAGCCAATTATCAGACGGCGCTAGCTAATGGTGTAGCATCTGATGTAATAACAGCGGAGGTTGCAAAAGACAAGGCCATCCGGACTCGAATATCTGCTGAAAGTGCACTCGAAAAAGCTAGAGCGATAGAGCAAAAAGCGCTTGATAAAGAAAAATCTATATCCACAACTACTTCCGCTATGGCAGGAGCTAACGGCTTTAAAAAAGCCTGCATTATCGTAGGAGGGCAAGCAAAAAGATTGATGCTATCTCTGAAAGGGCTTTGGAATTCATTTGCGCCAGCGATTATATTCTCTGCGTTGGCGGCTATTGGTGGAAAGTTGTTTGAAATGTATCAGCAAGCCAAACGAATAAAGAATATATTCTCTGATTATCAGAAGAGTCTTTGGAGTGCAAGTACTACTCCTGAAATAACACATATGCAAACTTTGATTAATATCATGAATGACAGAAAGAAAAGTCAAAATGAAATTAACACAGCACAGGGCGAGTTGCAGAAAATGTTAGGTAAAGAAAACTTGTCACAAGAAGAACTCAACAAGTTAGTAAAGACTAGAATAGCATTGCTTAGAGAAGCAGCCATGGCAGAACATGCATTTAATACTGTCGGAGAGTATTCGGAAAAGAATGCACAGCTGTCAGGAAGCGTAGGATTAAGCACCGAACAGATGGATCGATTAGTCAAATTAAAGCCTATCGATGGCACGTCTAATCAAAATAGCTTTGCTTATAATAATGCTATCAGAGATGAACTAAAGAAAAATGGAAATTTATACAAAGGTATTTCTTTGTCTGATGTGGATAAGGCAGTAAGAGAATATATCGAAAACAACCGTGTAATAGCAGATGCTACCAACAGAGCTGGTAAATACCAAGCCAATGCAAGCAAATTAACGACACCAATAGTAGATCCCGATGATAGCAAAAAGAAAAAGACTCCTCTACAAAAAGAGCAGGAATCTTTTGATAAACAATTCGAAGAACTAGGTGCAGAGCTGGAAATCGGCAAAATTACGCAGGCTGAATATAACAAGAACCTTGGTGAATTGAACATCAAGATGTATGCTCAAGCTAAAGGAACAGGTAATAAAGAAGTGCTAGAAAGTGAATATTTGAAAGCTAGAAAACAAGCTGCAGAAAAGGCAATCAAAGATCAAGATAAAAATACTGCTCTCGTTGAATTTGAAAAGGTTCAGAAAGACTATAACACAAAGGTCGAAGAGGCCCGTGCACAGCAGGCCAAAGGTTTAATGTCTCAAAAGGAGCTGAATACCAATATAGCGTCTCTTTCTATTGAAGCTGCCAAATCCGCTGCCGGTATCAAAGGTATCGGAGATGAGGCTGATGTATTTATCTCCGCTATGCAGTTAAATGCAAAACTACTTTCATCTTCTACTAAGATAAAACCCCGTGATACTACATTTGATTACAAAAAAACAAAAACAGATATTGCCTCTGAAAATCTGGACAAAGCTAAAGAGTTAGCAGATAAATATAAAGAAGAAGCCCGTAATATTGGAAAGACATTATCAGATGAGGTTGCCAATGCTATGGCGAATGTTCCGTCATTAGAAGAAGCTTTGAAATTAGCACAGGTAAAAGAGGATATAAAAAATCTCAATAAAGAGCTTAATGAATCATTGTATTCTGGCGTTAAAGACATTGCAAGCAGTTCAGACCGTATTGTTAGTGCGTTCAGTAACCTTCGCGATGTAATGAATGACGTAGATGCATCCGGATGGGAGAGAATTATGGCTATCTGGAACGCAATGACAAACGTAGTAGACACTTTCTTATCTATCATTAAGATGATTGAGAGTCTGACAGAAATCACCAATAAACTCACACAGGCAAAAGAGCAGGAGGCTAAAATGACTGGTGTAGCCACTGCTTCAAAGGTAACAGAAGCTGCTGTTGATACGACTGTCACAGGTGTAAAAGTTGCAAATTCGGAAATTAAAAAAACTGCAGATACTTCAGAGGCTGCCACAGCAGTAACTACAGCAACGACGGAAGTGGCTGCCAATACTGCAAAGGGAGTAAGTGCAGCTGGATCTAGTGCTGCAAGTTTACCATTCCCAGCAAACATTATTGCCATTGGTGCAGCAATAGCTGCTGCAGTCGCATTGTTTGCTTCTATTCCTAAATTTGCTACAGGAGGCGTTATAACCGGTGGTCCCACTTCTGGAGATAAAATACTAGCCCGTGTTAATGCCGGCGAAATGATTTTAAACCAAGGGCAGCAGTCACGACTATTTGAAGCTATCAATTCCGGAAAGTTGGGCGGAAGTGGAAATATGTCCTCCACAGTAACTACTAGAGTCCGAGCCAAAGACCTTATTCTTACGATTAATAATGAACTTAAATCACAGGGAAAGAAACCTATATCATGAGTTACGCACTTATATACACAGTACCATTCGCCACACTGGACAATGTTCCATGTGTGGTAGAAATCGAAAAAGAAGGCTATACAGGTAAATCAAAAGAGTTAACTCCTGCTGGAGATTCTCCTTTTACAGTTGATATAGAGGATGAAGAATTTCTTTATACTCCTACCAGATTTAGTTCAGCAACGATCCGGGTTGTTGGCAGTGATTATTTGCAGAATTTATTTTCTACAGGTTATCAAATGTATCGGGTGACCTTGAAAGTAGATGGCTTAGTTACTTGGTGTGGATTCATAAAGCCAGAGCTTTATACACAAGATTATACCCTGAAGACATTTAATCTTGATCTGGAGTGCATAAGTGCCATGTCCACTCTCGAGTTTATTGATTACAAACAAATAGGGGAGAGCCGCACATTTGTGTCTTTTTGGGACTTGATAAAAAAATGTATTACTTCGGCTTCTGCTCAATACAACGCCATATATTTCCCACATGTATATGCGAAAGATACAGAAAGTTATGCAGAAGGAACTAATGTACTGGAAAATATGACAGTAAGTGAACAGAATTTCTTTGATGAAGATGATAAAGCAATGACTTTGAAAGAGGTGTTAGAGGAGATCTGTAAGTTCCTTAATTGGACCTGTGTTGATTGGAAAGGCGAGCTATATTTCATCGATATAGACCATATCGGAGAGTTCTATAAATACGATCCAATAACGTTTAAGAAAAATGGAACTGTTTCCCCGACTTTGCTTAACATACAAAATGTTGGTTTTGCTGGATCGGATCACGCATTAGATATTTTGCCGGGCTATAATAAAGTAACTGTTAAATGTAGTAATTATCCCATAGAGGAAATTAAAATTACCGAAGATTTTGATAAACTAAAGTTATTGTCAAATATTGGAGAAGTATCTACTAATCTAGGCAACGGTAATACAAGACATACGCAGAGAGAGGTGTTATATCCTAACATTTTAACGATGCATCAATTTACCTACAAAAATGGTGTTTTGTCTCCTGTTACAGACTTGTCCATTTATAAAAACAAGAGTAATGCTGCCGAATTGCTGGGGGCTATTCCATTAAGATACGCCTCTTATGAATCAGGGCTAAAGACACCAACTACGCAATCATACAATTATGAGTGCGCAATACAAGTCCGGCAACGTTGTGGCACGAAATATGATCCGATTAATGATATAACTCCTAATTCCGTCTTTAATGATTCGACTGTAGTTATCAGTGCAAAGAATGAAGCTTTATTTTTTGGAAAAGGTGGTGCACTTTCTCTCAACATGAGTATCAAGGTTTTGCAGAAGGATAAATATGATTCCCCTTTTGGGGGTGGAATAGTTCCATCCGAGGACGGAATTACCTATTTAAAAGATATGGTTAAGGTTGGGATAAGAATCGGCGATAAATATGTTTCGAAAGATGATTACGGACGATTTACGTGGAGTGACACCCCGGCGACTATGTCTATAAGTTTGGATCAATCTAATGTGGAAAATGCTGATGGTAAAATGGGAACGGGGTTTGTTCCATTGTATAAAACATACGGAGTACTCGGCAAGTATTCCGATGCAGACGGAGTTGTAATTAATATTCCGACAAATATATACGGTACACTTGAGTTGTCAATCTACGCACCGACATTAACGGAAAGAGAGGGACAAGTTCCATACGGGTATTTAATAAAAGACCTCAAACTAAAATACTGTTCTCCAATAGATATAAACGATAACGAAAATTCAGACCGTACTTATGAGAATGTAGTTAATGAGAATTATATCAATGAACTTGATGAAATAGAATTCAAAATATCCAGTTATAATAACGATGGAGCGTGCCACAGTAAGGTTATTTGGGATGATGACTATCTGACCGATAATCTCTATTCTGCTATTGAAGGAACAACTGTTCGTCCGGAAGAACAACTCATACGAAGAATAATTAAACGGTATAGTGCCCCCCGCATTAAACTAACACAGGTAATAAAACAGACATCCGATTTAACCCCTCTATCCCGTTTGTCTGACAATTATATGGTTAATAAAAGATTTATCAATGTCGGAGGTACAATCGACTATAAGATGAATCGGTTTGAATGTATAATGATAGAAGTATGAGTGATCAGATATTAATAAAGTCCAAAGCAATTCCATCTAATCCCCGGTCAAAGAATTATCCAGCTGGGGCTACTGTCGTACGCTCTGGTAACGGAGGCGGAAGTACAGTAATAACAGGAAGCGGGGGGACTAATATCGATATCATAAAGGTTGATGATATGAGATCGTTAACCGATAAAAATATTCTTTCATCACTTCGAGTTCTTGCTGAAATTCTATCACGGATAATAAAGAGTGATGACGAGGCAGAGTTATCGGAAGAAAATACGCTTTCTTCTTTACGTATAAGGCAGGAACTAGATGCAGCTATCGAATCTTTAAAAGACTTGTATATATCCAAGGTCAAAAATGACACAGCCACCGGATTAATTACTTTTTTGAAAGGTCTCATTTCTGAAGAACTAATTGAAGCTAATAACGGCTTGGTCG